TCAGGAAGAATACATCGAGAACTTATTACGGGGTATTTATATCCCCGAGAAGGGTGACCAGCTCGGTCGTAAGCCGGGCGAGCCGCTGTGGCCCGCGAAAGATGATAAACGCGACCTGGAGAAGAAGCGCGCCAACATGGATGATTTCGAGTTCACGGCGCAGTTCCAGCAGATGCCGCGCCTGGCGGAAGGCAACTTCTTCGACGATAAGGACTTCGGGATCGTGGACAAAGCGCCCGAGGGCCTGCGCTGGTTCCGCTACGCAGACCTGGCGCTGGGGAAGAGCGAAGCCAGCGACTTCAACGCCTGTTACGCCATCGCCTTCGGTCCGGACGGGACGCTGTACATCCGTGACCCGCTGAAGGAGCGCAACCTGGACGAGTTCCTGCCTGACCTACGAACCCTGATGCTATCGGACGGGGAAGTGGGGACAGTCTGGGGGATCGAGAGCAACGCCTTCCAGGTGTTGGTGGTGAAGAAATTTCTGGAAGATAAGGCGTTGGTGAACGTCCCGATCATGGAAGTGAACGCCAAAGGCAGCAAGGCAGACCGGGCACGCGCCTGGCGCTTGCGCGCCAAGCAGGGCAAGGTGAAACTTGCCCGCGGGCCGTGGAACCAAGATTTCATCCGCGTGGCGGCGGCCTTCAACTCGGAGGGCACCGCACGCCACGATGACGACATCGACAGCGTGAGCGGCGGCGTGCAGATGCAGGCCGATGAAGCCGGGGGAGATGGAAAGACGGCCACCAGCGAGGCGGTGGTGGTGAGTATGGAATCATTGTTTAGCGATCAGCTATCAGCGGTCAGCGATCAGCTTCCGCTGGATTTGCGGAGGTAGAAGATGAAAAAAATCAAACGCGGCAAGAAGTTGACCGAGCTCGTCAAGGGTTCGCTGGATTACACGATGGAGATGATCCGGCAGGCGTTCCGCGCGCAATTCGGCGTGAAAGATGCGGACGGGTACATGAGCCTGCCGTATTACGTGAACGAGATCTTCTCGGACCATGTGATCGTCAGTGAATGGGCCAGCACATCCGAATTGAAGAGTGACGAGTATTACAAGGTCACATACGAACGCTCAGGCGAGAGCATTACCTTCGCCACCCAGAACGAATGGGAAGTGGTGGAGCTGGCCTACCAGCCGCAGACCGCGATGGTGAGCGAGGCGAAGAGGGCCGAACTGAAGAAGAGTGGTAAACGTTTCGAAGAGAGCATCCCCTTGGCTATAGAGCTGGTGGAGAGTGATGAGGAAGAAGCCAATACTGAAGGTCCCTGGCAAATTATAGGCATCGGCATCACGGCAGACGTGGTGAATGCAAACAACAGGCGATATCCGGCGCAAGTGCTCAGCGCAGCGATCGAAGATCTGAAAGATCATCTGCACGAGAGCGCCGGTCAAGGCCGCCTAGTATCGTTGACAACCGGAGAATCCGACCATCCCGATGATAAGGGCAACCGGCGTCCGTTGTTGTTGGAAACCATCATAAATTGGAATAATATCGATTTTGATGGAAAGCAAGTTGCGCTTGAAGGCAGTTTGCTTGCGACCAGCAACGGTAAGGACATCCGTGCCATTATGAAGGGCGGCGTAAAACCCGGAATCAGTCAACGCGGATATGGTGAGGCCAAGATTGTAAAGGAAGGTAAAGCCAAAATAGAGGAGGTGACCATCCTGGTTATCACCGGCTATGACTTAACCGCGCCGAACGAACAAAGCGACCCGAATGGGTCCGTCAACTATTTTGAGTCCAAACAGGAGGACGAAATGAACCTGGAAGAATTGAAAAAACTGATCGAGGAGAACCCCGATCTATTCAAGGACCTGATCGGCAAGAAACTTGACGACATGTCCGAAGCGCAGCTTGCCAAGGTCGAGAAGAAAGTGCGCGAAGCACTCGACCTGGACGAGAGCGCTGATATCGTGAAATCGGTGGAGGCCTTGAAGGCCAAAGCCCAAAAGTTCGAAGAAAACGAGCGCAAGCAGGGCATCAAAGAAGCCATTACCGAAGCCACCAAGGAACTGCCCTACGGTGAGGAAGGCAACAAGCTGTTCGTAGAGGAGCTGCGTGAGAGCAACCCGCAGGACGTGAAGGCCGTGAAAAGCCTGTCCGAATCGCTGCGCAAACGCTATGACAAGCTATTCGCCGGTCGCAAGCTGGAGAAGATGGGCTTCGACGGCCAGATCCACGGCGTGCAGCCGATGTTCGAAAAGGAGACCGGGCAGCCGGAGTTTGCCAAGGCGGCCTACATACTCAACGAAGCGGTGGTCAAGTCTGAGATGCGCAAGATGCGCGATTTCAGCAAGGCCGAGACGCGGGCGGAACTGTTCACGGTGCAAATGCTGGAACGTTTCGACCAGCTCTACAAGCACCACCTGATCCGCGAGGCCAAAGAGTTCGAAGAGGCCGAGCAGACCAGCGACCTGAACCTGCCCTACAGCGTCAGCCGCGCGATCATCGCGGAGGCCTACCCGTCACTTGTGGCGGCTGGCATCTTCGATGTGGGCGTGATCGAAACCAGTCCAACACGTTTGTACTACGAGGCGCATTCAGGAGAAACCGGCTACAGCGCCACCGCAACCGCAGAAGTTGTGACAGGCGGCGCGGAGGAGACCTGGTATGACCTGACCTACGGGCGCGTCACACCCGGAACCGTGACGGTCACATCCAACCCGGCAGGAACGACCTACACCGAGAACACCGACTACGTGATCGATTACGCAGCCGGGCGCATTCTATTTTTGACCGCAGGCAGCATCAACGCCAACGACGTGCTGGTGACCTACACCTACACCGCCATCCGCCAGGGCGAGATGGTTCCCATCGAACGCGCGAAGGTCTCGCTGAGCTATATGACCGTGACGGCAGCCGCTGACCGGTTGGCTGACCAGATCAGCAGCGAGGCGATTGTATTCTCGCGCTCACAGCTCGGTTACGACGCGGTTTCGCGCACGATGGCCAGCCTGATCCGCCAGACGCAGCGCAAGATCGACCAGGGCCTGCTTTACATGGCGCAGACAGCGATCAGAAAGATCGCATCCAACACGGGCGGCACCTGGACGACCGGCAACGACGAGACCGATTACGACGACTTTGTGCGCCTGATCGGCGAGACCAAGGTGATCGTGGCAAACCGTCCGTACACGCCTACCTTCATTCTGATGAGCGTGACCAACGCGGAAGACCTGAGCAACTGGAAGGGCTTCAAACGCGACGGTTTCCCGAACGCAGTCCTGAACGCGGCTGGCTTCGCTGGCGGCGCCAAGGGCCTGCCGGTCTTCGCCAGCACCGAGTTCCCGGATGACATCATCATCGTGGGCAACCGCGAGCTGGTGATGTACCGCGTGTTCCAGCCGATGATCGTCAAGGGGCCCTACCCGACCTATGACGTGAGCGGCGGCACATCCAAGCTGGTGGCAGCCGATCAGTATTACACCGAAGAGTACAACGTGACCGAGAGCCCCGTGGAAGAGAAGGGCGCTTATCTCGGCGTGACGGCTGGATCGTAACCCCGGCCCCCCTGTCATCTGCGATGACATCCCCCCAAATATCTCAAAGGTATTTGGGGGGAGATAGGTTGAATTTATGAGCATTATGTTAGCGGATCTCATTTCTGATTTGCAGGCGGATGTGCCTGCGGTGGACAGCGTGCCGAGCGCAGACCAGTACGAGCGGGCGATCAAGGAGGCTGTGAAAGATTTTTCGCGCCGCTGTGGAACGGAAAAGGTCGATACGCTCAGCATCGTTTCAGGAACAGCCACTTATGACCTGGCAGACGATTTCCTGAAGATGATCATGCTGGAGAGCTTCGCCACTGCGGACGGTGTGCTGATCAGCAACGAGGGCATCATCCCATTGAGCACTACCTGGGAGGAGCGTTCCTACATCCGCAACCGGCAGATCACATTCGATCCTACACCCACTTACAGCATGTCACGTGATTATCGCTATAAGGCAGCCTGGGCGCTGAACGATGACGGCGACGAGTACGAGGACATGGGCGAGGAGGAAGCCGAGATCGTGCTGTTGAAGGCGTCAGCGATTTGCCTGACCAAGCAGGCCAACACCATGTCGCCGGATGCCTTTGACTACCAGCAAGGTGACGTGAAAGTCAATACCGGTACACAAACGCTGGCGATGCGCGCGCAGGTGGACTCTATCGAGAAGCAATACATCAAGGCCTGTGAGCAGTATAACGGGCAGTATGGAGTGCTTGGATGAGCGTTACTTCCTTGCTTACTAAAGTTCGGAATTTGCGCTCGCAGAGCATTGCACTGCGACGTGGCGATGAAACACTGGACGCCCAGACGATGCGTATCGAGCGCACCAGTCGCGGGCGGATTTACGATGTGGACCGCACGTCGGAAAGGCGAGCGGACGCGGTCATCAACGCAGCGACGGACGCCGATATCGAAGTGGGTGACCGCTTCAACGACGAAAACGGCGTGCTGATGGAGGTGAGTTTTATCAGGCCAAACCGGACGTATGCGACCTTTGCCGAGGCAGTGGTAACCGAATGACGCTTCGACTGCGCTACGCTCCGCTCAGCGAGGAGTAAATGGGCTTTCACTGGGTGAGGCCGCCGTCAGAACTGGCGAAGAATATCGAGGAGTATGGCAAGAGAGCCTATGTGGCCATCCACGCTGCGGCGGCATTCTGGGGGCAGGGCACGCAGGACGAAGCCCGGCAGGACGCGCCCTGGGAAGACCGAACAGGCAACGCGCGCGGCGGTCTCTTTTATGCGGTGGACGGTTTTGGAATGGGCGAAGTAATTGGATCAGTGGAGGCCGATGCCAGGGCACAAATGCGCGAAACGTCGGTGGAGAAGGGCAGCGCGGACACACTGATCATCACGCTAGGGCACACCGTATTTTATGGCAAGTTTTTGGAATTATCAAATGCGGGCAGGTACGCGATCGTTATGAGCACCATTGAGCAGCGCCTGCCACAGTTGGAACGTAATTTGCACGACATTTTTCAGTAGGAGAGCCTAATGGCTTCTTTGCGAAATCGGATCAATCGAATATTCGGCAGGGCCAAAAAGCAAGACCAGCCGCGTGTGCTGGTGACCACGCTGCCGTCTGAAAAACCATCGCAAGAGCCGATGGACCTGGTGGAGAAGTTCAAGGCCGAGACGGAGCGCAAAGCGGTGATCGAAGAGTGCCGAAAAATGTACAAGACCGATCTGCGCATCAAGAAGGCCTTTCGCATGCTGGCCCAGGATACGATGAAGGGCGGGTTCTCGGTCAAGACTGCCAACGCGCAAGCCCAGGCGGAGGCGGATGCGCTGTTCTCGCGGCTGGGGCTGAACCAGAAGCTGGAGCGCTACGTGCGGCTGACGCCCAGGGACGGTGATTCGTTCTTGCAAAATGTGATCGATGAGAACATGAACATCGTCAGCCTGACGCGCAAGCCCACGCTGCGCATGCGCCGCAACACAGACGACGCGGACCAGTTCAGCGATCCGTCGAAAGCCTTCTGGATGGCGGACAAGATGTACTGGGGCATGGATCCGCCCAAGGACGTAACCTGGTTCGCGCAGTGGGAGATCATCCACGCGCGCTGGGAGTGGGACGAGGAGAGCCGCTACGGCACGCCTATGTTCGCATCCGGGACCGGGACGTTCAGGAAGGTGACCGAAGGCGAGATCGACATGGCCGTGCGGCGCAAGACGCGCGCGGGCATGCGTTATCACCACGTGATCGAAGGCAATGCGTCGGATGTGGAGGCCTACAAGGAATTGAACAAGACCGCCCTAAACAACCCCAACATCGCCGCGGCGGACTTTTTCAGCAACAAGCCGGGCGGGATCAACGCGGTGCAGGGTGACGCCAATATGGACCAGATTGCGGACGTGAAGCACCAGATCGCGACGCTGTTCGCCGGTTCGGACGTACCGATGGAGCTGGTGGCTTATGGCGAGGAACTGAACCGCGACATCCTGGGCGACAAACGTGAAGAGTACGAGGAGATCCTGCGACAAGTGCGCGAATGGACGGTGGACGAGATACTCAAGCCGCTTTTGGAGCTGCAATGGCTCTTGAAGGGCATACTGCCTGACGGGCTGGAATACGAAATCATCTCGAAGCACGCCACCGGCCTGAAAGCGCAGGACTTTTTGACGATCACCGACGCGGTGCTACGGATGAAGATCCTGGGTATTGCGGACGAGGTCATCAAGGCCATATTGGAGAAG